CCACTTGCACAACTTCTCGTCTCGGTACAACAGCCGAACTTGAATGTGGGGTTGACCTCCAAACCAGGACTTCCAGTGGGGAAAGAACTTTATGCCCCCACTGATGTCATCGATGACCCCATAGTCCACCCCATCTGCCAAGCTCGCCTGACGAGCATTGTACCGTTCCTTCATGTACAAGTGGTTGCCTAGCATCCTAGCCCAAGTAGTCTTTCCGGTGAGAGGTTCACCGGTCAGAACTAGAGACTTAATTCTTCCTCCTACGCTTAGTCAGCATACGATCTACCCCTAATAGAGATCTAAAATAAGCGTCCTCGAGTGCAGGTGATAGCACGAGCCCCCCTCCGGGGGACGAGGCCCAAAGGCCGAGAGGGGCCGTGCGTTTCACCGGAACGACGGACAAGATGCACTTACCTGAGTGTTCCATAGCTCCAATTCTCCAGCTAACCAGGTCAGGAAAAGCTCCATCTGCAACGGTGAACCCGGCGGGATTCTCATATGATTCTGCCAGCTCAGGCCACTTCCATTTTGCGAATTGATTGAAACTGCCGAATTTGGTGATGAGGTCCCAAGGACAGATGTCCTCAGCAATGTCGAAAAATTCTCGTTGACTTTCCGCGCAGACAAGAGTAGACCCCGGATCTTGAGCTGCTGGAACAAGACTAGTGGAGAGTCCAGGCACATCGAGTCCTCCTGCAACAATCTCTCCATCCTTGCACGCGTATTCTGCACCCTTACGAGGATTGCGCTTAGACCGTTCAATGTTCGGGTGGAAGCCTCCAACATCAAAGACGTCGGCTCTTCGTGATCGGAACTTTCGTCCAAAATCGCAGAAAACATGGAGATGAGTACCTCCATCAGCATGGTCCTCTCGGGCCACGATACACTCCGCTCCAAGTGATCCGAAATGGTTGCTAACGGCCCATTCATCGAGCCCGTTAGATTGCGCGTACGTAACAAGAAAGTACCGGGCATTGAGGATAAAAGTCATGTGACAAAGTGTGTCCTGTCGAAAGTAATATTATCAGACAGGACACAGGACACAGGACACTGCATAAATAGTGGCCCCTCCCCCTCCTTGATTTCCAATCATGTCCGCAAACCCCACTAATTCCGATGGCTTATCTCCGCAAACGCCGATACACCCGACGCAGGTCTGGTTCGTCCAGGGGAAAAAGAACAACAAGGCCTTCCGCAGCGCGCTATCGCTCCACCGGGAGAACGCGACGCTACACCCGGAAACGGCCAATGTCCAGGAAACGTATCCTAAACGTGTCATCAACGAAGAAACGAAACACGATGTTGTCGCTAAGTAACTCCGTCCCGGCCGGTACTAGCCAAACTATCGGACCAGGCCCCGCCTACGTGAACGGTTCCACTGGTGGATTCTTTCTTTTCTGCCCGACCGCCATGGACCTAAACGACGTCGGCACAAATCCTAACCTTCGGATCAACCAGGCGGTGCGGACTGCTACGAACTGCTACATGCGAGGTTTTTCCGAACATATTCGCATCCAGACTAACAGCGGCCTCCCGTGGTTCCACCGTCGCATCTGTTTCACCAGTAAGACCGACGGGTTCGTGCAGGCGGCCTCCGACAGCCCCACACAGCCGTTTAACACCTACATTGAGACATCCAATGGATTCCAACGTCTCATGTTGAACCAAGCCATCAACAACATGGCCCAGACCCAGGCCAATATTCAAGGAATCATTTTTCGCGGTAGTAGTGGTCAAGACTGGAACGACCCACTTATCGCACCCCTCGACACTGCCCGCATTTCGGTTAAATTCGATAAAACCTGGACCTTAAAAAGTGGGAACAGTAACGGAACCGTTGCCGAAAGGAAATTGTGGCACCCAATGAACAAGAGTTTGGTCTACGATGATGACGAGCAGGGCGCAGGAATGCTGACCAACAAATTTTCGGTGGATTCTAAGCCTGGAATGGGTGACTATTACATTTATGACATATTTCTCCCAGGTGCAGGTGGGACTTCCTCAGACGCTGTAACCATAGTCCCGAACTCTACTCTGTATTGGCACGAGAGATGATCGATGACGATCCAATCTCAACAAAGATAGCGTTCGCTTCCATCCAATTTACATCGTTTGCGCATTGTTCCTCAGAATAATCACGTGACACCATATCCCTCAACTGATCTCTAGGATCTCTGTTGCTCAGCCAGATCAAAGGCTTACCCCACTTGCACAACTTCTCGTCTCGGTACAACAGCCGAACTTGAATGTGGGGTTGACCTCCAAACCAGGACTTCCAGTGGGGAAAGAACTTTATGCCCCCACTGATGTCATCGATGACCCCA